ATGGTTTAGGTGCAAACGGATTCAATAACATGTTAAATGTTGGTGAGAAGCCAATGAACTTCCAAGGTATTGAATTAGCAATGTGTCCTGGTATGAGTGACAACAAAATCGTTGCAGCTCAAAAATCAAACTTATTCTTCGGTACAGGTTTATTATCTGACTACAACGAAGTTAAGGTATTAGACATGGCTAACATCGATGGTTCTCAAAACTACAGAATCGTGATGAGATACACTGGTGGTACTCAATTCGGTATTGGACAAGATATCGTTTACTACGGAGCATACTAATAAAAACTAATTAAGGTCGGGTGGGGTAACCCACCTACCTTTTAACAATTTAAAACATTTAAGAACATGGCTTGTAATTTATCAGCTGGAAGAAACGAAGTTTGTAAAGAATCGATAGGAGGTATCCAAGGGGTATATTTTATCAACTATACAACAGGCTCTTTCACAAAGAATGCAAACGGAGAGGTAACAGCGTTACCATCTGGCTCTACTCTTTACTTTTATAGTTTAAAGGGTAATTCAAGCTATACTGAAACTGTTAATAGTTCAAGAGATAATGGTACAACTTTCTTCTCTCAAGCTTTAACGCTTAATTTGAAGAAATTGACTAACGAAATGACTACTCAATTAAAATTGATGGCATACGGTAGACCACAAATCTTAATTTGGACTAATAACGGAGATACATTGTTAGTTGGTGAAAAATTAGGTGCAGATGTAACTGGTGGTACTATTCAAACAGGTGGAGCATTGGGTGACCTTTATGGTTATTCAGTAACTTTCACAGGTATGGAGCAATTACCAGCAGCATTTATCTCTGGCTCAACTACTTCAACATCTATTCCAACTTCAGTATTGAATGGTGGAACGATTGTGTACGGAACTAACAGCTAATCAAAGTATAGTTAAAAAAATATTGAACCCTTCACTTCGGTGAGGGGTTTTTTATTTTAACTATTTCCACATAATCAGTTGTTATTATTAGATAACGACAATATAATTAACAGATAATGTTAGCATATCACATATCACAAAGTAACTCATTTGCTATTAGAACTGAACCATCTTCATCTAATGAATGGACAATGAGTATGCAGAATATGTACACTTTGGAAAATAGTATAATGACTATGACCGGAATTACATATGATGGATACGAAAGTTTACTTCAATTTACAGCAAGTATTGCTTCAGCAAGTGTAGGAGCAGAATATAGATTAGCTCTATATAATTCAGGTTCAACAGACCCAATATGGCATGGTTCAGTACAATGCTACACATCTCAATCAATTGATAAATCAGTATATGAAAACCAAATTCCACCAGTAATATCGCATGCTAGTGAGAACAGATACATAATATTACAATAATATGAAACAAGAACAAAAATTTGCAATCGTAAACGTAAATAACAATCAACTTCCTATTATTCAGGAAGATACTAAAACACGTTATACGTGGGTGCCATTTGGAGTTTACGGACACGATGATTTCTTTGATGCAGTAACTACTACTTACAATATCAGTACAACAAATAGTGCTTGTATTGAAGGTATTGCTGATTTAATTTATGGAAAAGGTTTGTATTCAAAAGATGCAGAGTTCCAAAAAATGCTTGCTAAAATAATTCCGCAAGAAGAAACTAAAAGAGTAGCATTTGATTTAAAAATGTTTGGTAATGCGGCTTTCCAAGTATATTGGGATGATTCTCATACAAAGATAATCAAAATGTACCATGTGCCTGTTCAAAATTTAAGAGCAGAGAAGTTAGGTTCGCATCCAAAGATTCAAAACTATTATTATTGTACTGATTGGAATGACCAAAGAAAGATTAAAGATAAAAAGAAGATTCCTGCGTTTGAAACATCAAATGAAAAAATGGAAATCCTTTATATTAAAAATTATTGTCCAGGTTTATATTATTATTCTTTGCCTGATTGGGTTGCATCAATGCAATTTGCAGTTTCAGAAGGAGAAATATCAAACTTACATTTAAATAATATTACAAATGGTTTCTTACCTGCTGTAATGATTAACTTTAATAATGGTGTTCCAGCTCCTGAAGAAAGAGAAACAATTGAAGATTTAGTTCAATCTAAATTTACAGGTACGGATAATGCCGGCAGATTTATGTTATCATTCAATGATGACCCTGCTACTAAACCTACATTGGATATAATCGACATTCCTAATTTGCATGAAAAATATCAATATGTTGCAGATTATACGCAAGATAGAATATTGGTTTCTCATAGAGTTACCTCTCCATTATTATTTGGTATCAGAACTGCTAATAATGGTTTCTCTTCTCAATCTGAAGAGATGATGACAGCATTCTCTATTATGCAAACAATGACAATATCTCCATTCCAAAATCTAATTCTAAACGCATTAGATTACGCATTAACTTGTGGTGGATATGAAGATACACAATTATATTTTGAGCAATTAACTCCGTTGGTGTTATTATCTCAAACAGCAGAAGATACAGGTAAGACTGTTTCGCAAGTTGAAGATGAAACTAATAAATCATTAGAGAATCCAGCTACAACTGATGAAGGACAAGACCAAACTGATACAAATACTTTTGAATCAGAACCAAAACCAAATGTATCATTTGAACATATAAGACCAACACAACCTTTTTTCTCAAAAGAATACGAAACATATAAAGATTAATTATGGCATACGCATTATTTGTAAATAGAAACGATATCATCAAAAACACTCCATTACAGGGTGCTATTGATGCAGATGCTTTGTTACCATTCGTTAGAACAGCTCAAGATAAGTATTTAAAGAACTTATTAGGTACTGTTTTATTCGAATATTTACAAGCACAAATTGTAGCAAACACAGTAGATACTCTTTCAGTATATTACCAAGACTTATTAGATGACCATATTAAGAATACTTTGATATGGTATAGTTGTGTTGAATATATTCCTTTTAGTTCAGTACAATTCAAATCTAATGGTGCAGTTAAGCAACAAAGTGAGCAAGGTATTGCACCTCAAAAAAATGAAATAGACTATTTGTTGACAAAAGCATTAAACAATGCTGACTATTATGCATTAAGATTACAAAACTATCTAATTGCATATTCTCAACAAATTCCACAATACTTACAATCAGTTGGAAACCAAACACAGATATATCCAGACCAATCGAATCAATACTTCGGTGGAATACAATTGTAATAAACTATGGGAGCTATTTTATCAAATACTAATGTAAATTATACAAATTATTATAACCTTATTAATTTCTTTTCGGAATATATGGCACAACATCCATCTATTGCGCAAGTAAGTAATGAGGATATAGAGGATTTTGATGAAAGAGAATTTCCAAACTATCCTGTTGGTAATGTTATTATAACAGGCACTCGCTTTTTAGAAAACACAACTGAATGGGATATTTCAATTCTTATAGCAGACAAATATAAGAATAATAACGATGAATCTAATCCAAGAACCAATGAGCAAATTATTCCGTTCTATGGTGAAGAGGATAAAATGGATGTTTGGGCAAACCAATTAGCAATAATGAATGATGTTACCGCTTTTATACAAAGAGGTGTGCAAGGATTTGAAATCAACGGTGATATAAATTGTAAACAATTCCACGAGAGATTCGATTCAGGTTTAGCAGGATGGGTAGTAACATTTACATTAACAACACATAACAATAAGAATCGTTGTCTATTCGAATTATATCCAAATTAATATGAGCCAACAAATAGTACATAATACAGGCACCAATTATACACTCTACTACAATGTGGTAAATTATTTTAGAACAATAATGAGAAACCACCCAGGTATTGGTGCAGCATCTATGGGAGATTTATGGGATTTTGGTGAAAGACAATTTCCTCAATATCCTATTGCTAACATTCAAATATTAGAAACTGATTTCGGAACTTCAGTATCTAATTTCAAATGTCAGTTAATGATTGCTGATAAAGTTAAGAATAAGAATAACGAATCAGACCCAACAAACAACGAACAAACAATTCCTTATTACCAAGTTGATGATAAGGTAGATATATTTGCTAATACTTTAGCAATCATAAATGATTTAACATCATATACACAAAGAGGCGTACAGGGCTTCGAAATTAATGATGACATTGTGTGTACCCCATTCGCCGATAGGCTTGATAATGGGGTTGCAGGTTGGACTGCAGAGTTCACTCTAACAACTCACAATGATAAAAATCGTTGTCTTTTTTTTTTGATTAACCCGAGTGGTAGCGGTTATGTTATTCAAGATTGTATTACGGGCGACCAATATACTGCTGTTTTAAATGGTAGTGGAAGTATTGGACAAGTGTTTTCTGCTCCTTGGGTATATCCAAATGCCAGAAACATCACTACTTCTTATGGTGTGAATTGTTATACTATTATCGGAACATTTGAGGATTCAGATGAATTTGATTTGGTTAATCTACCAATATTAGATATACCAATGGCTGATTTCGGAGATTGTCCTAATTGCTTAAAATGGATTGCACCGCAAGTATGGAGTACAACATTTATGAGTTGGGATTTAGCACCTGATACGGCATATAAAACTTGGTCAAAAGCATAAAATAAAATATAAATGGGAAGTTTAAGTAATTTATACATATCACATAGTTATACATCTCTAGTCCATTTAGGAAACGATGGTCCTATAACTGATTTATTGGTTGGACAATATACTGAACTACAAGATGGTTTAGGTAATGATTTACAAATATCAATAAATCGTGAAGGTGATATATCTTCATCAGCAAACATATATGCAAAAAATATTAGTGGATTAACAGATAGTGCATCTTTTAATCAATTTACTGCATCAATTAATTCTTATACTGCTTCAACAAATATTAGATTAAATAATATTGAAATTGCAACAAGTAGTTTAAATACATCAGTATCCGAATTAAATAATTGGTCAGCAAGTGCAAAAATCTCTATTAGTGCTTTAAATGCATTTACTGCATCTAACTCATTCAGTGCTTCTATTGTTCAATTAAATCAGTTTACACAATCTGCAAACATTAGATTAAATAATTTAGAAGCTAAAACAGGCTCATATGCAACAACTGGTAGTAATGTATTCGTAGGTGCTAATGTGTTTAGTTCATCTGTTGAAATATTAGGTGGATTAAATCTTTATCAGAATGGAATATATATGGGATTACCTAAACAAATGGGTGACCCGTATGATACTAATATCGTTATTTCAACTCCTAGAATTGTAGGCCAAAGTGGTAGCGGAAACAGATTAGTAATATCTGGTGATACAATGACTAATAAAGGTGTGACAATCTTAAACGGATTGGGCATAACAGGTAGTGTAGTAATTTCTCCTTTTCCAGGTATGACACCTACTGGTGGTGATTTAGATGTTTATGGAACATTTACTGCATCTTTACAACAAGGATATGTTTGGGTAGGTAATGCAAGTGGAAAGACAACAACTGTTGCAACTTCTTCTTTTGTAAGTTCAACTCTTACTGGAAGTTTTACAACAACTTCATCTTTCAATGCTTATACACAATCAACAAACATTAGATTAGATAATTTAGAAAGTACTACGGCTAGTTTGAATATATCAGTTGCAAACATAAACAATGCAACCCAATCATTACAAAGTTGGTCAGCATCAGCTAAATTACAAATAGCTGATTTAATTTCTAAAACAGGCTC